AATTGATAAATTCTTAGAATCATTGATTGTTACCGAAGGTATACGATTAGATGATTTATTAGTTGGTGACATCGATGCTATTACCGTAGCAGCAAGAATATTTGGATATGGTAGTGAATACGATGTTCATGTTGAAACTCCATCAGGTAAAAAACAAAGGGAAGTTATTGATTTATCTGAAATAAGTTTAAAATACTTAGATGACCAATTTGTAGATACTGTTGGACTAAATGAATTTAAGTATGAACTTCCATCATCTAAGGTTAATATCACATTTAAGATGTTGAAACAGATTGACCAAAAAAAGTTGCAAGAAGACATAGAAAAAAATAAAAAAATATTTAACGGACTATCAAAAATATCTTCAACACAATTGAAACATTATATATTATCAGTAGATGGTAATTATGATGCTAAGTATGTTAGAGATTTTGTAGATAAGAATGTATTAGCATCTGATGCAAGAGCTTTGCGAAAATATATTGAAGAGGTTCAGCCCGGTATAAATCTGTCAGTGGAGGTGGCAGATAAAGAAACAGGGGAGACCTTTCGCATTAATGCTCCCATCGGGGTACAGTTTTTTTGGCCTGACATTAAGTCATAAATTAGATGTTTATAAACAATTACTAAACATAAGTTATAATAGCAAAGGTTCATTATCATTTACTGAAGTATATAATCTTCCTGTCTATGTGAGACGTATTTACATAGATGAGATACAGAAGTATGTAAAAGAGGAAAATCCTAAGCAAACTAAAAGAAGATAGTATTATTTAGCAATATTTGTTAAATATAGTATTCATATTATATTTATAGTAAAATATTTATATGAACAAGCATAATTCAAAAATTTTGGAAGAGGGGTTTTTAGCAGGTATACTAGCATTATTCTCATTTGGTAAACAAGTGAAGATGTTACAGAGAATGTATACAGCAAGTAAAGACCCTGAAATACAAGAGTTGATACATGATATAAAGTTCAATGAACAGCGTTACAAAGATGAGATAAGGAGATTAAAGAAAAAAAATCCTAATGTTAAGTAATGGCTAAACAGAATAAAAATCCTTTAAAAGATATAGAAGATTTAGGAAAAGCAGCGAGAGAAGAGGCTAAGAACATAGCTTCAGATACTGAACAACTTCAAACTAAACTAAAGCAATTTTTTAAAGAAAATACTAAATTAACAGCAGCTCAATTACGTTCTATTGCTGATGTATTAAAGAAGTATAAGGAATTACAAAAGATATTAAATAATTTAGAAGTAAGTGGTGAAGATTATAATAATACCGTAGAAAAACTAAGAGATTTATTGGAGGAAACCAATGAGCAGTTAGAGGAAAGTAAATATTTATATGATATATTACAAAAAAAGCTTAATGAACAACTAAATAAATTAGATGAGCATGTTACAATAAAAGATAAGATAAATAATTTAGACCAAGCTAGTATAGGATTAGTATCTAAAAATGCTGATAACTTAGATTTGAGTATACAATTATTAAGAGAAAGAGTTAGATTACTAGATAAAGCTCAATCACTTATTGATATTGGAGATTCTAAGACACTAGTTGATTCAGGGTTTTTCGATACCTTAGTAAAAAGTGGAGTAGAATTTTCGGAAGAAGTTTCATCAATAAGTAAAAAACTTAATGAGTTAAAGAATGATAAAAAAGCATTTATAAAAGCTAAAGACACGGCTAATGTAGAACGAATTAATGAAGAAATAAATGATATCAAAACTACATTATCAAAAGCAGCTGCTGAAGAAATAGCAAATAAGAAAAAATCAACGAATGCTTTAAAGTCAGAGTTAGGAGTTAGAAGAGAGATAAACGATGCATATGAAGATTATGTAAGAAGTGTTGATTCATCGTATACTAAGTATGCTGCTATTGCTAATCTAATACCTTTTATAGGAGGTAATATATCTAAAGCATTCTTACAAGCTAAGGATATTTCTATAGATGCAGGTAAAGCCATTAGAGATACTTTTATAGAAACTAAAGACCCTATAAAAGCTTTAGCAGCAGGTATGAAGGTGATGCGGGGTCATATCGGTATGATGGGCCCTATCATCGGGGGGATGGTATTCGCATTTAAAGCAGTCCACGGTTTACTTAGTTCTATAAATGAGATAACAAAAGGTATACAAGCTCAAACAGGATTAGCATCGGTACAAGCATATGATTTGTATAAGAATGCATTATCTGCACAAACTTCTTTTCATAATCAACTATCTACATTAGAAGATATAGTTGCTGTTCAAACAGCATATATACAAAAATATGGAAGATTTTCACAGTTAACTGACACTACATTGGTTCAGATATCTGATGCTGCTAAGGTATTTGGATATGCTGCTGAAACTGCTTCTCAATTGCAGGGTACTTTTATGGAGTTAGGTGCTGATGAAAGTATTGCGGGAAATATGCAAGTTGCTGTGGGTAATTTGGCTAAGGCAAATAAACTCGCACCCGGTGTGATTGCAAAAGACCTAGTAGACAATTCCGAGTATCTAGCAACTAACTTTGCAGGAATGCCAATCGAGGCAGCAAAAGCAGCTATAGAAGTTCGTAAATTAGGATATAGCTTATCACAAGCAGCAAAAACACAAGACCATTTATTCGATGTTCAAGGAAGTTTAACAGCACAGATGGAAGCATCTGTTGCTATGGGTAAATTGATAGATGTAAGTGCTGCAAGAAACTACGCTCTTCAAGGTGATACCGTGAAGATGATGCAAGAGATTTCAAAACAATCAGGTACATATGCTGAGTTCCAAAAAGCTTCAGTACCTCAAAGAATGCTTTTAGCAAAAGCATTTGGTATGGAAGTTGGTGAATTACAGAAAAGTTTATACATACGAGAGAAGTTAACAGGATTATCGGAAGAGGAGCAGAAGTATGCTTTAGACCATTTAAAAACTTTGGATGGTGTAGAGAAAATGAGTGCAGGACAATTGAAGTCCGAAATATCAAAGGCTCAACAAGCTGAAAGATTTGATGTAGCAATAAGCAAAGTTAAAAATGCACTTATAAAAGCTGTACTACCTGTAGTTGAAGCATTAGTTCCTGTATTAGAAACTGTTTCAAATATAATATCAGCATTAGTATTCCCTTTAAAAGTAGTAGAATGGATATTTATGGGCATTGGTTATTTTGTCAAGGGTTTGCTCATGCCATTACAATTTATAAATGATATAATAGATGATGGTTTAACGGGAGCTGTTAAGAAGTTTGGAGATGGTTTTGCTAATCCATTAGAGCATTTGGGAAAAATTTTAATAGCAGGATATGGTATCCATAAAATTTTTAAAGGTTTAGGAAATTTAAAATTTGGAAACATCACAAGTATGCTTAATATGGATACCTTGAAGACAAAAGCTAAAGGTATATATGATACAGTAAAAGGAGCAGTTTCGAGTCGTATGGGAGGTGCAGCACCAACTGTAGAAGGACAAGCTCCTAAACCACCAAATGTAGAAGGAACTATTTCTGACAAATTAAATGAAAGTATACAAAATACATCTCAAACTTCAGATAAAATAAAACCTAAAGCAGGTCAAAATGTAAAAGATTTCCTAAAGAACTTAGCATCAGGACTTGGATTTATGGGTAAAGGAAAAGTATTATTTGGAGCAGTCAATCTAATTCCAACAGCTGTTGGATTCACAGCTATGATACCTGCTATGGTAGGTATTAAAGCTATGGCATCTATTGATGGAGAAACGCTGAAAAAGAATTTACAAGGTATTGCATCAGGACTTAGGTCTATGGGTTCTAGTAAAGCTTTATTAGGCTCTGTAGGATTATTACTAGCATCTATTGGATTTATAGCTGCGATTCCTGCCGCAATTGGTATGGCAGCATTAGGTTTAGCAGCACCTATGGCAGCTACAGGTTTAACATTATTAGGTACGGCATTGGCTACATTTGGTAGTATAATGATGAGCGGTGTGGCATTGTTAGGTTTAGGTATACTTGTAGGAACAGCTATAGCATTAGGATATGCATTAAGTTTAGCAGCACCTGCTATACAAGCATTTGCGAGTTCTTTAGAATCAATGAGTATGGAAAGAGTACTTGCAATAGGATTATTAGGCCCTGCACTAGTACTATTCAGTGCATCTGCTGTTATAGCAAGTGTAGGATTACTAGGAGCATCAATTGGATTTGCAGCATTTGCCCTATCTTTTGGATATTTTGGAGAAAAAGTATTACAGTATTCTGACCCTATTACTAAACTATCAGATTCTATACTATCTTTAGCTAATAGTTTTAAGGCATTACAATCTGTAGATATGTCTAAAATATCTACAAATGTAAAAACTTTGGGAGATGTTTCAGTAAAATCTAACGCAACAGTAGATACCAAAATAAATTCCAATCCGATAAAAACAAAGACTACATCGAATGTTGATACAGAAACTAATCCTACATATAAAGATAGCAATACAACGTCACAAGGTACAAATATTAATTATAAATTAGATAGATTACTAAATGTAATGCAACAGTATATATCAATGTCTCCACAATTGGTTATTGAGTTTGATGATGGTACGGTAAGTAAATTGAAATCAAAACTTAAAAAAACTATATAAATGGCAAAATCGAGAAGTATATCATTTATTCCACCAAATAGTCCTAAATCTCCCAAACCAAGATTTACTCAATTAAAATTTAAAATTAGACCATTAAATTTAACAGTTAATTTTCCTGCATATCTAAATACTATATCTTCAAGATTTGCACCTCAGTGGCAAGATTTTACAGAAATTGGAAGAGCTGATTCAAAAGTATTACTAGCTTCATTTGCAAAGGACGTAGATTTAAATTTTACAGTGGTTGCGGAAGGAGGCATTTCAGATACTCAATCGGTATTTAATAAATTAGATGATTTGTCAAAAGGTACGTTACCTAATTATTTTCCCGGTAATAAAGGATTTCAAGGTAACTTCATAGAGTTCACAATTGGAGATATATACATTGATGAAATTGGATATATAAACTCTTTAGATTACCAATGGGAAAACGATAAAACAAGTTGGATAGATAATTTACCTGTGTTAACAACTGTTAATATGACTATAAGATGGATAGGTAAAAAAATGCCATCATCAGATACTAATTTCCATATATTCAGTAATAGAACATAATACTAATGAACAGGTATAGAAAACTAGCATCAGAAATAAAGGATAAGTCTACAGATAATGAAAGATATAGTTCTACATTTTATCCGTCCATACCATTTAGACAAAGCGATTTGTACATATATTCTAGGAACTCGGATAGATTAGATTTACTAGCATTTGAATTTTACAAAGACCAAACACTATGGTGGGTTATAGCGAGAGCAAATGATTTAGGTAAGGGTAGCTTTACAGTCCCATCAGGACGTAGACTTAGAATCCCCTTCCCTATAGATGAGTTAGAGATACAAAAATTAATAGAAAATGGACTTACTTAGGCAAAAATTTGATGATACTACATACAGTATAATGTCAACTCGAAAAAAGTTACATTATGATATGCGAAATGGGAAAGTAGACCCAAGTGGTGATTATAAACGTAGATTACCTGCATGGGCTAGAATAACTATGCCAAATACTAAGTATCCATCTCTCGAATCTAATTTAGGAGGGTACGAGCAAAGTTATGACCATCAAGATACTAATAGACCTATAAAAGCTATATTAAAAAGTATAAGTATAAAGAGAGTTACGGGAAAGGCTGAAAAAATGAATTTAACTTTAGAGATAGATGTTGAATTTGAGGTATTCTCTTTTGATGAATTTGTAACTTATTCAAAGGCATATCTACGAAGAGAGAAGGATAGGAATCCGATAACGATAGAATGGGGAAATGGTTCTGATTATGGAGGTAGAGGTAGAGTATCTAATAAGATAGTTGGAGCATATGTGATAGCAGGAGGCTATTCGAATACTGAATTAAATACGTATATATGTAGATTCAATGCAATCGGCCCTGCATCTGCTATAGCAAATCTTGACGTACTATCATGTGATATATCTTATATATTCCCTAATCAAGTATTTAACTATGGTAGTTTAGTATATACAGGTACTGAGAATGTTTCGAGTCTAATTACTAAAATAATGTATGACTTGCAGGAGGGAGGTTCAAAGAGAACGTCACAGTTCAGTGACGGGTATGAACCTAAATCGGTGGGGATGGCAGGGGGAAATCCTATTGGAAAGATATATAAATACTTCCCCGGCAGTAATGCCTTTATGGCATTCATATCCTCATTCATGAACAGTAAGGAAGAGAGGACAGGTATAGGTAGTGATGCCCACGAATATATATCTTTACAGTATCTTGTAGATTTAATAAATAAAACTATAATTAAAGCAACTAATGATAAATGTGGAAATAAATTTAAATTTAAAATTTCATTTGAAAAAGAGCATCCATTCTCATCAGTTCCTGCATCTAAATTAGGTAATAAGTTTAGGTCAGGAGACCCTACATCTGTATTATTTTTGGGGAGAGGTTCAGGAAATTATAAAAATAATGCAGGACACGGAAAGGATTTCGAAATAGGAGGTTCATTCTTTAAATCTAATTGTTTCTTAGGAGACCGTATTGCTCATAGATACATATTAATAAGCAGAAGATTTGTAGTAGATGAATTACATTTAAAATTTCAAGAATTAAATACTGCTAGAGAAGAATCTACAAAGAATAAAACAAATAAAACAGATAGAATCTCAGATGTTACCTACAGTATTAAAGAGTTCTTTGAAACTATTTTTTCAAGAATATCAAGATGTTCAGGTAACTTTGTCAATCTATCATTTAGATTACCCGACCCTACTAAAATAGACGATAAATTTCAATTACAAGAATTAATTATTACAGATGCATTAGCAGTTAGTGATAAACCACATCCATTATTTGAACTAGACCCTATAAAAGGTGATGGAAATTCTTTATCACTAGTTGTTGAAGGTAAGTTACCAACAGATTTAGTTGATTTGGCATTAGTAACGGGCATACGGGAAGGTTCAGGTACTTCAGGTAAGATATCAGAAGATACCGAGTATCCTGATAATGTAGATAAGGAATACAAATCAATTATAAAGAAGTTAACTTCAACAGATGAAAAGACAGGAGTATATGCTAGAATGGCTAAAAAAGATTTTAGCGAAGATACTATAGCAGATGCATGTTCATCATTGGCTGAATTTAAAAAAATACATAATGCTATAGAGGTTATACGAGGTACAAGTACCAAAGGTGGGTTTAGTTTTATGGAATATTTTGATTTAGAAATGAAAGTAGAGATGGAAGGCACATATCCTATCATAGCAGGAAACGTATTCACTTCTACAAATTTACCTGATTTTGCTAGACCGAGTAACGGTATTGGATTTGTCGTTATGGATGTTGAGGATAAAATAGATGCTACAGGAGTTTGGACAACGTCTATCAGCACAAGAGCATGTCCCTATTTAAACATATCATAAGTATGAGAGAAGTAAAACATACCAAAGGTTTAGAATACTATACTATGAGTGGTTTAGAGTATGTTGGACAATACTATCTAAATCCTGAAAATAACATTGCATATGTGTATGACGATATGAAGGTTAATACTAAAATATTAATTCCTAGACATACGTTCAATACAGAAACAATCAGACTTAGAAGTATAACTAAGGGGGGCTATGAAGCACCTGTACCTATAAAAGTAAAGCCAACTGATTTAGAATATTCAGTAGGCATATTAACAAGGTATTTTGTGCAAAAAAGAAATTCACCATTGAATACGATAGTAGAAATAGACTCTGAACAATTCGGTAATATAAATTCTAACTCCAAGAAAAGTGGAATAGACTTGAATATATACAATTCAGTAAGTTTTCAATGGATGATTTCAGGTAATTCAAAATATGTTCAAAATTTTAATCTAAGACAAATAAGAGATAACTTAAAAGATTTCAAAGGATTAGATAAATTTTTAAAAAATAGTTTGGAATTTTATAAGTAAATTTCAAAAATTTTAAAATAATATAGTATATTTGCATAAACAAGTTACAAGATATGAATATAGTTATATGCATTCCAAATAAGTATGGTCACTATCTTGATGCTAAGATAGGATTTATGTCTGTATATAATGATTTGGATAAATCAATAAAACATTATCCAATAGATTTAACAGACGTAGAAAATGTAGAATTACCTAAAATTAGTACGAACTCCGTTGTAGTGAATAAGAGATTATTCGATACTCACTATAAATCTATAGAATCTTATGATTTAGAGACCCAAGCTTGGTTAGGTGGTGAGTCTGTAGATTTAGATGTTATAAACTTTAGGAAGTACTTAAAACATTATAGGAGGTTAGATTATTATAGGTATGTTCCATATTATGTATATGTAGCAATGTCTGAGAAACTTATACATACTATATTAAATTGCAAAAATTTGCTAGTCATATCTAAGGCATCTGATTTCTATACAAATGTAATATACCCATCTATAGAAACTATAGAACGAAATTGTATGTATGTAAAGTTAGATTCTTTTAATAATAACTTTAATAGAAACTATACAAATAACTTTGTAAAAGTTCTCTACAATATTCATACTAAAACAGGTAGACCATCTAATGTGTATGATGGAGTTAACTATTCAGCTATTAATAAAAAAGATGATAGTAGATTGAATTTTATAAGTAGATTTGATAGTGGATATTTAGTTGAGTATGATTTTGATTCCTATCACATTAGGATTATTGGAAAATTATTAAATTATGATTTTTCAGATATAGAATCATTACACACATATTTTGCAAAGATGTATTTTAATACGGATACTATTACAGAATCTCAATATGAGGATAGCAAGAAGATAAGTTTTACTTTGCTATATAAGGATGACAAAGACTTATGTGATAGGTATAATATAGATTTTTTCAATAAAGTATACTCACTTAAAGAAAAAATTTGGGAGCAGTACCAAAATATAGGATACGTAGAAAGCCCTATAACCCAAAGAAAACTATCAGTAAGTGATGAAATGAATAAATCAAAACTATTTAGTTATTACATACAAATGATAGAAACTGAACTTTCTATGCTATTTATACATGGAGTTAATACCTACTTATACAATAAAAAGTCTAAGATGATATTATACACTTATGATTCGATATTAATAGATTACAACATAGAGGATGGTTATGATTTATTAAAAGATTTAAAAAAAATATTAATTAATAGCAAAGTAAAAAAAGGAAAGAACTACAAAGATATGGAGCTATTTAGCATCGTATGCTAACAAAAAATATTGATTATGAAAGGACAATTTTTATGTACATTTACTTCTAATGATTCGCTGAGTCTGACCGTTGATTACTTATCAACATATTACAAAATATATAACAATAAGTTTTATATGTATACCGACAGAGACAATCCACATAGCTCTGTGTTAGTTTACAATACGGAAGACAATTTGAGGGATGGTTTAGCTAAGAACACTATATCAATAAATAAGAAGAAACACACAAATACCTTGTACACCATTAATGCATTAAATTCATTAATCAAGGTATTGAACAATGGAATTTTAGATAAGAGTTATCAAATAGATTGGGAAAACTATAGAGATGTACTTCTCATAGTCAAAAGATTTCCTGCTGACGAACAATCTACTTCAGAAGCATATTTTGAAGAGAGATTAGTTTTTGTAAATTTGGATTTTAAAAAATCAATATATCTTTAATTTTAAACAAAATTTTTTAAGTTATGCCAATTAATTTCTCAGCTATTCAAGAGGATATCAATCGCTTGAATAAAAAAATCTCAAAAGATTCAACAAAGAATGATGATTTATTTTGGAAACCTGAAAAGGAACACATTATTAGAATCGTCCCCTACCCACACGATGCAACAGATTCTTTAAGAAGAGTTTACTTCCATTACGGTTTATCAGAGAAACCTATCGTATCACCTGTGACTTACGGAATGGATGACCCAATTATGCAGTGGGCTAAGAAACTACAAGCAGAGGGAAACAAAGATTCTTGGATAAGAGGAAAGAAGTTAGAACCTAAATTGAGAGTATATGCTCCAATTTTGGTAAGAGGGGAGGAAAGCAAGGGAGTTAGATTTTACGGTTTTACAGAAGCTGTATATGCAACTTTAGCTAAATTTTTGAATAGCGGAGACTACGGAGATATATCAGACTTGACAAATGGTAACGACATCTATGTTGAGTATCATAAGAAGCAGGGGGATGGATATCCTAGTACTACTATTATGATTAAGCCTAATAAGTCAGCTGCGTTTTCTGATAATCAAATAGGTGCAAAAGCACTATCTGAAGTACCTAAATTGGAAGATATTTTCAAAGCACCGACAAAAGAGGAGTTGATTAAAGTATTGGAAAATTATCTATATCCAAAGCCTAATACAGATTTTGTTGAAAAGGCAATAGGTAATATTGTACCAACTTTTAATCCTGCTAATGGTGGGGAAATTTCACAATCATTTGACAATGGATTACCAACTTTCCAATCATCGAATTCATCAAATGATTTTGCAGGTAATCCAATGTCTAATGAATCTCCTCAGGTATCCAATGCTATGTTGGAATTTGAAAGATTACTAAATTCCAAATAACTAAATAATGTCTAAAAAAAATCATAACTCAATAGAGGAAGATTTAGCTGACTATGTAAACGGTATATTTAAAAAATCTACCGATAAGGTTGCCTATTTCTTAGACGGTTCAGATTCGAATCCATCTGATATATCAGATTGGGTATCCTCAGGGAATGATATGTTAGACATTGCTATTTCAAATAGAAAAAACGGTGGTTTTCCTGTAGGGAGAATCACCGAAATTTCGGGAATGGAGGCATCAGGTAAATCATTATTGGCTTGTCATGCAATGAAATCAACCCAAGAAAAAGGTGGAATAGCTGTTTATATAGATACCGAGAATGCAGCAAGTGAGGAATTCATGAAAGCTATAGGGGTTAACGTGTCTAAGATGTTGTATTTATCAATGTATACTGTAGAAGATATATTTGATACTATAGAACAAATGATTATTGAAATCAGGAAAAAAAACCCTGATATACTACTTACCATTGTTATCGATTCCATAATGGGAGCAACTACGAAAGCAGAAAAAGCTATTGGATTTGATAAGCAAGGTTGGAATACTAGTAAGTCCATAATCATATCTCAGGCAATGAGAAAAATTACAAATTATATAGGCAGACATAAAGTATGTCTTATAATTACTAACCAACTTAGAGTAAGATTGGGAGCATTAGGTGGTGATATCTATACTACTTCAGGAGGGAAGGGTATACCATTTCACTCATCTGTCAGGTTGAGACTAGAGGGAGGTAAGAAAGTATCTGTAGAAAAGAATGGTAAGAAACATCATATTGGAGTAGAGTCTGTTGCACATGTGAAGAAGAACAGATTAGGGCCTGCCAATAGAAGTATTAGCTACAAAATCTACTATAATTCAGGTATGGACAATTATGGCTCATGGTTAGATGAGATGTCTAATAGAAAGATAGTTGATTTGAACGGTGCGTGGTATACTTACAGGGTTGTAGATAAAGAAACAGGAGAGGTACTCGAAGAGATTAAATTCCAATCTAAGCAATTTTACGATAAGATTATATCAAATCCAAAATATAAGGAAATTGTATATAATCATTTGTGTGATGAAATGATATTCAAGTACAACATTAATGAAGCTTTGGATACTGATACTATAATAATCGAAGAGGATAACGAAGATGATTACTGATTCATTTGAGGAATTCAAAAAGTTTAAGGAGAGTCAGTCCTCGGAAAATGTAGTAGAGGATAAGATTTTGATTGTGGACGGCTTGAATGTTTTTATTAGAAATTTTCAAGCTGTCCCTACATTAAACTATGAAGGAGACCATGTTGGTGGAATACTAGGATTTTTCAGAACTATATATAAAGCAATAGTAGATTATTCTCCAACTTCTATATATGTAGTATTTGATGGAAAAGGTGGAAGTGTCAGAAGAAGACATTTACATAAAGAATACAAACAGAAAGTATTAAGTGCAGGTAGTTTTAATAGATTCGCTGATACTAGAGGAATTCTTAATGAGAATGAATCTAAAAGAATGCAATTGAATTTGTTAGTAAACTCCCTATCCATAATGCCTGTTAAAACAATTATAATAGATTGTGTGGAGGCTGATGATGTGATAGCATATTTATGTAAACATGTTCTTAGCAAGGAATCTTCCAAAATTATTATGAGTTCTGATAGAGATTATTTGCAGTTAATAGATGAAAAAACTTTCGTATATTCGCATGAGAAAAAACTACTGATATCGGAAGAATCCACTATATCACTGTATGGTTATACTCCATTAAATTACTTAACATATAGATGTTTTGTAGGTGATAGGACTGATAATATAACAGGTGTAAAACAAGTTGGAGAAGTAGGATTGAATAAGCATTTCAATCTGAATACAACAGATAAATACATAACTATAGATGATATAGTAGAACAAAGTAAGATACACTACAGTGCGAATCCTAAAGCAAAGATATTCGAAAATATAGTAAATCAGAGTGATATTGCATATAGGAATTACGAACTTATGCAATTGCTAACACCTAATATGTCAGGAGATATACAATCTAATATATTAGCAATTGCAAGAAGAGATTTACCTGAATTGGAAGTACAGAAGTTACAAACCATTTTCTACCATATAGAATTATGTAAAAATGAACATGATTTTTTATTTTGGAAAAATTATTTAAAAAACTTAAAGAAATGACAAACATCATAAGTAGTTACGGTAAAGATTTCGAATACAAATTAATTGTATCGTTAATTGACAATACTTCATTCCTAACGCAAATTTCCGATATATTAAAGCCAACTTATTTTTTCAGTAATGCATCTCAGTGGATTATAAAAAGCACATTAGATTATTACTTTAAAT